GATACCTTTTTGAAATCCGGTGTTACCCAGTTGAGTTCGTTGTCAGGAAATATGCCGTAGCTATCGAACATCTCGATGCATGGTTCTCCGTTTGTGTCTACTGTCCTGTGTACAAGACACCAGTGACCCCTATTAGGCTCCATTTCGTAGAGCAAGCAGAACGGAAGGCGAGGTAGCTCTATTCGGTTCTCGAGTTCCCTGTATAGATAACACGGCATACCAGACCGTCTCTTTATTTCTTTGTCCGAGAGCGATCTGTGAAGTCCTTCCATTTTATTTTTTATCTCTTATGTATAAACAAAAAAAAAGCAATGAACGTAAAAGATGTATCGTCTCAGGACATTGTCTATTACAATGCGACTATGGTCAACACTACAGAAAACCGTGTGTTTGCAGACATACAAGATTCTAGGTCTGTTTCCGTTGTAGATCGGCCGGAACACTGGGAGATGTCGGTTGTGAGATTTGACATCGACTCGATCTTGCTCCCGGTTGCACTGTTTCCTATGCGATCTGGAAATGATACGCAGCTTTCGTTTACATTCCGCAGTTCCGGAGTTGACTACGGTCCTTACTACGTTCAGAACCTAGAGGGAACAGGGTTCGTTCAGAGCATTGCTCTTGGTACAGAGAGCATCAACGATTGCATCACTGCTGCATGGCCTCTTATCGGAGGATCTAGGCCGCCGTTCCCTCCCAAGCTCGTGTGGGATCCTATCACGCAGCTCTTCAGATTTTACTTCACTCCTGACTACGCGACGACGTACAACGACTTCACAATTTATATGTCGGACGTTGCATACAGGTACTTGTACGCTCTTCCTTCGATCATAATCGGACCAAACGAGCCGCTCAATAAGGATGTGATGTTGTTCACGTGGAACGCAAACTTCGTGCAGACTGCTGCAACAAGCCGTATCGGACTTCCTCTTGTTCTTCAGTCTCCTGCTTACTATCCAGCTGGCAATCTCGTCTACCTTGAGCAATCGGCGAAGTCTATCTCGAACTGGTCGGCTGTGAGGACAATTTACCTTACGACATCGACGATCCCTATTGTTCGAGAGTTTATTCCTGGGTCTGTCGGCTACGGTCAGAACTCAAGTTCGTCTTCAAATTCGATGCCGATGATTACTGATTTCATTATACCGCAGGATCAGAACCCGATGGAGAGCCATGGTAGGATCGAGTACCTTCCTACTGCGGAATATAGGATGATTTCGATGGGAGGACGCGAGCCGCTATATAGAGTTTCTCTCCAGGCATGGTGGACTTCGTTCGCTGGTAATTCGTATCCGGTTCAGCTTCCTCCGAATGGCGTATTCTCAGCGAAGTTGATGTTCCGCCGCAAATAATTTTAGGTTCCTCTCAATTTTTTTTTCGTAGTACCATTGTGTAAAAAACCAAAAAAAGTGAACGATGTCGATTACGGTAGAGACGCTTGCTACTAAGCGAGTCATCGATACTAGAACGGATGTTAACAGCTACGCTCGTCGTACGTACCAAATCTTCGACGGTCCGCAGGATACTGGGTACGTTAAGTTCACGCCAAACGGTGCGCCGGGTGGAAACCAGGTAAACTTCACGCTGAACCCTCCGTCGACGCGAGTGTTTGTGAATCGGCGCATTGTTCTAGAGGCTAGGTTTAAGGTGATTATCACCGGTCAACGACTTGGTGTTATTCCATCAACCGGCAGCACCCCCGCTACAATTGGTCCTCGTGCTCTCCTCTCTCTTATCAATATGGCCGAATCTGGAGCTCGTGGAGCCAATGACACTGTTAAGCTTGGTTCCGTGGACGGTACATGCGGCCCTCGTGCGTACCCTCTTGCCAATGCGACGCAATCGTTGCAGGTCAACATCAACAATGACCAACTTTCGCAGAATCTAGGTCAGTACTGGCGAGCTACCACCAGGTATGCGAACAGTCTCGGCCAATCTGAGATCGACCAGGGAACTACGGCGACGATGCTCGACATGGCTCAGTCATATGCACAGACAACCGGAAGCAACTTGTCTCCGTTTGCAAAGAGGGGATCGAATCCGCTACAGACATCGCGTACTGGTATCTACGATATCGTCGTGAACACCAATCCAGACACGTCGGATACTGGCGATGTGGTAGCTGAACTCGAGTTTACTGTCCGTGAGCCATTGTACCTAAGCCCATTCCTCTTCCAGCGCGGAGCTCAGGACACTGGTCTCATTGGGGTGCAGACCCTTGGACTTCAGCTTCAGCTCGGTGGTCGTGGTCCAAATAGTCTCGCGGATGCAATTTTCTCGCTAGACGGTTCCGCTTACAGTGCGACCACCACAGTTACAGCTACTTGCGAATCGGTCGCTTGCTATGTCAACTTCTTGACGCCTGACGCGCTTCAGGTGATCCCTGATGTTAACAACTACCCGTACTACGAGCCTGTTCTATATACAACTAGGGATACACGCCTAGTTGACGCTAACCCAGCTACCATTCGTGAAGTTGTGATGAACAACATTCAGCTGAACTCGATTCCTCAGCGAATGTTGATCTTCATCGATGAGCCGGATTCGGAGGCTAAGGCCACGAAATCAGACACGTTCTGTTCTATCGAAAATGTTAATATCTCGTTCGACAACCGCGACTCTCTTCTAGCGGCCGCTCAGCCTATCGACTTGTACAACATCGCCGCGAAGAACAACACGAACCTGACGTGGGCCGAATGGAGCCGTGACGTAGGATCTGTTCTGTGTTTGAACTTCGGCGAAGACATTCCGCTTCGTGCGAATCAGGCAGTCGGCCTACGTGGATCGTACAATCTGCGTATGACGGTTCGGTACAGGAACGTTAAGACCGGAAAAGCGGAGGCTACTGGTCAATACCCGTCACTTCCGTTGTCGCAGGGTGTTAATCTCAGCGTCGTCGTGTTCTCAGTCGGCGTGATGACGATCGCTCAGCAGAATGTGGTGCGTACAACTGGTATCCTTACGAACGAGGACGTCCTCCGGTCTAAGGAACAGCCGGCTACACCGTACATCAATTCAGGCGATCTCTACGGCGGCGGATGGTTCGACGACTTCGCAAGAGGGTTCATGTCTGTAATGCGACCCGCTGCTAGTATCGCATCGAAGATTCTTCCGATGCTTGCGCCGGAGACTGCTCCTTTCGTCGGTGCATTCAACTCGATTATTAACCCAGAGCAGCCGGCTGGGCCAGGTAACACTGGTCTCGTGCGATCGTTCGGGAACGGGCTTGTAGGCGGGAATGTGTCAGGCGGTCGCCTAGTTGGTGGCAAAAAGGTTACTCGCGCGCAACTCGCAAAAATGATGCGATGAAACAAATTCAAACGGTTCAGTTTTTTTTTCTTTGACCAACTGTGTAAAAAAACAAAAAAAAGAATGGACTTGAGCGCGCTAAACTCAGGGACAGTTGAATCGAAGCAATGGCTTAACCCGGTATGCGGTATACTCAGTGCCAACATCGTAGCGGCCGAAGAAAGCAGGACTAACGATGAACAGACCGGACTGTCTTTCCCGAACACTTCGACGATGTACGTGTGGTATACTTTGGCTCCGTCGCTTAACACAGTTGACGTTCCGCGTCAGTTAATCACAGCTGGCCGCAGCTCGACGAGTGTTCCTGCACAAGCGTTTGTCGCCGGTTCGGTATTCGAGTTCTTCGTCGCTGGATGGTTCCAGGACACAACGCCTGGTAACACGTCGTCGGTGGCCATCGGTCTTACGTTCAGGAATTCGACTGCAGACTGGGCTCTCGCCGACTCATGTTGCGATGCGATTCTTTCGTCCAATCAGTCGACGGATACGCTACAGATGTTCCACGTACGATCTACATTCATCCTCAACGAATCTGGCCCTACGTCGGTCGGTGGTTCGTTTTCGACCGTTTCGTCTATCAACGGCACGCAGAACGCACAGGTCACCAACAATTCGACGACAGGTTCCGTGAATACGCCAAGCCGCGTGACGCAGAATACATTCTCTCCTTGCCTGGTTGTATATTCAGCAGGCGGTCCCGTTACCCTCAGGATTTACAACTGGTTCCTCCGCCGCATCGCCTAAGTGAGAACCATTATGCTCGTTGCAGAATCTGTTCTTGGAACTGTTGTATCACTTGATACTTCGCTCTTTTTTTTGTCTGTATGCTGCGCATTCGGAGGCTCATTTTCTAGGATGCATCCGTTCCAGCAACACGTAACCGTGCGACATCTAGAGTATCTAACTGCTCCGAAGATACCTAGGCACAGAGTCGTTACTCCGCCTATAATTGCTAGGATGTCGGCTGTGCTTGTTACAACATTTCCCATTTTTTTTGTCTTTATGGTATAATAAAAAATTTAACTGATAAAAATGGACCTTAGTGCCTTGAACGGAGGAACTGTAGAATCTAAAGGATGGCTGCGTCCTGTGTTTGGTCACATAGATGCAAAGGAGATCGTAGTTGACTCGATTACGGCTAACCAATATAACGGCACGTTTCCTGTCATCGTTGGTCCTCCTGGTCCGCAAGGCCCGCAAGGCATACCTGGAATCCAAGGCCCTCAAGGAATCGTAGGACCGGCAGGAGCGCAAGGCCTCCAAGGCTTACAAGGAATCCAAGGTCCTCTTGGACCACAAGGGAACGTAGGAGCGCAAGGACCACAAGGTGACCAAGGACCACAAGGTGACCAAGGCCCTGTTGGCTCTCAAGGACCAGTAGGACCGGAAGGCCCTCAGGGCGCTCAAGGACTCCAAGGACCTCAAGGCCCAGTTGGTGCACAAGGACCAGAGGGACCCCAAGGACTGCAAGGAATCCAAGGACCAATAGGAGACACTGGGCCTGCAGGTGAAAATGGATCGTCGAGTTCGATCTTGTTATATGTCGCGCAGACAACGTCACAGTCTCCTCCTCCTACGAACCGTCACCTTAGATGGAATGCAGTGGACCAAACGGAAGCAACGTTCTTGTACTTGAGCCATATCGACGATTCTGGAGATGACGTGGAGCGTATCTTGGAACAATGTACTCCTGGATCGACTGTGCTTGTGCAAGACCGCAATCAAAGCGCGAATTACCAGAATTTTAAGCTTACCGAGCCCGCTATCAACGTGCCCAATTCGTATGTGTCTTTCCCTGTCACGTTCATCAACGGAGGAGGAACCGGCCTTGCTGGATTCGCGAATAACCATAATCTGTTGATCGGTGTGCTTTACGCAGGCCCACAAGGCCCAGAGGGGCCTCCAGGCCCACAAGGCCCGCAAGGATCCACTGGACCAGAGGGACCTCAAGGAATCCAAGGCCCTATTGGGCTTACTGGAGCACAAGGCCCGCAAGGAGATCCAGGACCACAGGGACCAGTAGGACCACAAGGAGCACAAGGACCAGAGGGTCCACAGGGTCCAGAAGGAGACCAAGGAATTCAAGGACCTATTGGACCGCAAGGACCGATAGGGCCCCAAGGAGAGCAAGGCTTACAAGGAGTGCAAGGCAACCAAGGTCTCCAAGGAATCCAAGGCCAACAGGGAATCCAAGGCGCAAATGGATCGCCGGGAACTGCCGCAACTGTCAGTGCTGGTACCACTACGACCGGTCTACCGGGTACATCCGCATCAGTTATTAACAGTGGCACCAGTTCGGCTGCCGTATTCGATTTCACAATTCCTCAAGGAGCAACTGGTGCAACTGGAGCTCAAGGTCCGCAAGGAATCCAAGGTCCACAAGGTCCTCCAGGTCCGGCAGGTGAAGGAGCTACGTATATTTCGTTCTTGAGATCAGTAAACAACGAGACAGCTGGTTTCTACGCAGATTCGTACGTAATCATAGGATGGAACCCGACGAGTAACGAGATAATGATGAGACAGCCGACCACACGGAATGGCGTGTACGCTCAAGCTCTTGCGATCTACGGAGGGTCGTTTCCGTCAGGGCAGAACATGCTTCTGAGTACCACATCGAACGATTACTACTTCCAGAGCTCATTCGGTCAAATAGACTTTACGATCGCCTCCGATTTTGACCATACGCACCCGTTCTACATGGTCCGCGTCGTATTTACGTCGAGTTCTGGCTCTTCGTACGTTTATGTTGTCATCCACAAGTACAGTCCGCCTTGAAAAAAAAATCTCACGCATCAATAGCAACAAAACAAAAAAAAGATTCAACGGGCCTGAAATATGCCACCGAAGAAGAAAGCAACTAAAAAGGGTGGTTTCCTTCCACTTCTCATGTTGCCCGGTGGGCTCATGGGACTAACTGCACTAATGTCTAAGATGAGCGGTTCTGGACTTGTCGGCGGGAACGTTTCCGGCGGCGCCAGAAGCATGCGTCGGCGCTAAAAGCGGCGAAATAAGGACGTAAGTCCATTTTTTTTTCTTTGCTCTTTGTATACAAAAAACGTACATAGGCTATAAAAATGAAAAGAAAAACAAAAGCTGGTGGGTCAAATTTCTTGA